ATGACTTGGAAAAGTTCGCATGCCACAGGCAACATCGCCACCCGCAAAAAAGGTGGCGGGGTCAGGAGAAAACAGGGCGGGGTTGCCCCAACTCCACATCAAGTGGCGATATCTCCAATTAATCGCTTCTTCGCGGCTACTCTCCTTTTTTTGTCTAATTCGGAGGTAGCCGGTCTTGGGTTTCCATTGCCTTGTATGGCGTGAAATCGAGAGAAGATGATGATCTTTTGGCTGGAGCCCATCGAAGTAAAAACTTGCGGTCTTCAAAGTACAAAGTAAAATTTGACACCAGTACTGTCCGCACATGGGTTCTTCCGTTACTAAGGCGTATCGAGGCTGGCGATTATCCGACCAAGGCTGGCCGCATCATAGGGCTGAGCCGTCAGCATACCTGGTACTACATCAACAAGCTTGAGGAGGCTAAGCTTATCACCCGCCAGATTCGCAGCAACGTGGTCTTCTACGAGCTCACCAGTCAAAGTAAAAGCCTGCTCACGTCATGTGAGGGTCGCCTGTTCCCGAGAGAGCTTTATCGTTTGGACAAGTGTCAGGTCTGCTTTGGGATCGTAGCTGATGGGCTTGCTCCTAAAGATTTTAGGCGTGTGGAGATGGTTAATTGGACCGCCCTGCTAGGGTCTGAATTAGGCGTTAAGGTTCGTAAGACGTCTCGCAGTTGGATCGTGCACATCGAGGTTATTCGTGGGCGGAATCCGATTGAAGTTACGAACTTGGCTATGAACTTGGCGAATCGTGTCAGGGCTGCGTTGATGAGCAAGTATGGCTGCGTTCTTGGCGAGGGAAAGGTTGTCAGTGGCGAGTTGGCTGTTGAGGATCCTGTGGCGAGTTTGTTCGGGCGATACTTCACTGTGCGCACGCCTAAGCGGAAGATAGACCACAGCTGGACCGTTGGCGAATTGGAGCATTTGCAGAAGGACGCTGTGATCGAGTATTTGCAGATGCCCGAACGCGTGAAGAGCGTTGAGTCTAAGCTTAACAGGCTTACTGCGGTGCTCGAGAAATTTGTGAATTTTGAAGAAGAGAAGCTTTTGCCTGAGGGCCAGAGGAGCATGAAAGACTATGTCAGCTGATGTCTTGCCGAATGTTGAGCCTACTTCTTTTGAGTTTGTTGATGGTAATTTGTATTATCTTCCGCCTGAAGGTGGACAGTACAGGATTACTCAAGCGATTATTGTTGCTAATGGAACTCGTGATTTATGCATAGCATCCAAGGGACCTAGAGCTAATGATGTCAATGTAGCGAAGATTTCTGAAACTGAAAAGGATAAAGTGCTCTGGATTCCGAAGGGTGACATTTTATGGCTTACATTGGACAGAGCATACAATGGTTCCTTTTCGATGATTCTGGATTTGAAAGGCGATCCAGCACTTGCGAAAATGCTGACGACAATACTTCGTAAGTTCAATTCTTGCGAGAAAGGTGAAGATTTCGATATGTACGCTGGAGGATCTTGGGTGTGATTATGTCAGCTAATTGTTGCACATCAGCCTATTTGGAGCCAAATATGGTGGGTGTCTGATGCTAAAAGTTTGTTCTGGTATCGAGTTTCTGGATTGTTTGAATTCGGAGGGTTTATGGAGTGAGCTTGCGGACTTTAACGAGGAAGACGAAGGTTCAGTTATTTAGTGTCGACCAAGATGTTTGTGAGCTCTTGTTCAGTCGTAAGCGGGCTCAGCATGCATGTCGCTTATTCCTGGAGTTTTTGAAAGAGCATGATGGTCTTACCCGGGCTGAGTTGAATCGGTTTAGTTGGGATTTGCACGCTGGAAATATCGAGAAGGGCTTTCGTTACAGTCGCACAAGATTTTACATACAAATTCGTAAGACTTTACTAACTCTAGGCCTCGTCGCTATTGAACAGCGGTTTATTGTTGGCAGCCTGGAGCCGGATCTGGTGCCTGAGCACCGTTACCATAAACAAGTTGTGGAGAAGTATGTAGCTGTGAGGCAGCCTATTCCGAAGCGCCCTCCGGATGGCTTGAACTTGCCGAGGCTCGTGTGGAATATCTGCAGAGCATGGAACGAAGAATTTTTAGATTCAAAGAAGCAAGCGGTGGAAGAGTGACAAACAAGAAACAGCCAAGAGTAAAATGCAATCTCTGCGGAAAAGATGAAATTGAAGATCACTGCGAAACGCTGACGCTGGAACCATCACTAGTTGATGGAGTAAGAATGATTGCGAACAAGTTTCCTGATGTTGATTTAGAAAGTTTCCTGAAGAAGAATACGGGGAATATCGTGACCAAGTGCCTGAAAATAGTGGCTGGGAATGGCTTGTCTGCAGAAAGTGCCAGCGGAAGCTAGCTAAAGACGTTCTTACTTGAGAATGGCTACTTGACTCTTATCATTCTGCAGTCAATGGAGAAAAGAGAGAAGCTGAAAAATGGGTGAAGCTTGGAGCGCGCTATGAGCTAAAGGTTGAATCAAACGTTCTTCCACAAGAGATAAGAACGCAGAATCTGATAGCATTCTATTGATAAGCTGATGTGGAGAGGTGTTCTTGGCATCTCTAGAGCGTGATCGTGTTCCGCCTGCTCGTCCTATCTCTACTGGATACGTAGACCTTGACAAGCTATTGGGTGGCGGTTTACCTCCGAACTTGGCAGTAGCGTTAACGTCTCCTGCTTGCAACGAGAGAGATCTACTAGTTAGAGGCTTTCTTGAAACAGGAGCAAGAAATGGCGAAGTCACATTCTACGTGACGATAGACCCAGGCACCGCAAAGCTTTCTGCAGAAGAGTTTCCCGCAAACTTTCACCTATTCGTATGCAACCCTCAAGCGGACACAATCGTGGAGGATTTGCCCAATGTTCTCAAGCTCAAGGGAGTGGAAAACCTCACCGACGTTAGCATGGCCTTGACTTCAGCGATCCGCAAACTCGATCCCTTCGACCAAGGCCGCGAGAAGAATCTGCCTAGGCCTTGTTTCAGACATCCTTCTGCAGCACCATGCGGTTCAAACGAGAAAATGGCTTGCTGGGCTTATTCCTGAACTGAAGTCAGCGGGATTCACAACTCTGGGAGTATTGGATTCTCGCATTCACCCTTCAGAGGAGCTCTATGCGATTCTCGGGCTTTTCGACGGAGAAATCATCATCTTCGAGAAAGAAGGCGAGAAGGGCGGAGGGAAATACTTGAAGATCAACAAGATGAGCAACCAGAAGTATCTAGAAGACGAGCTGCCTCTGAAAAGAGAAGAGGAAGTAAAGCCGCAAGGATCGGCGATTGGGCAGGTCGTTCTCGATAAGCATCGGATCGCAGTGTTGCCCTTTGTCAGCATGAGCCCCGACCCCAACGATGAGTACTTCGCCGACGGCATGACGGAGGAAATCATCTCCACTGTGTCTGGGATCAGCGGGCTCGATGTCATTTCAAGAACCTCTATCATGCGCTACAAGAAGACAGAGAAGGCAGTGGAGGAGATTGGAAGGGAACTCAAGGCCGGCTCTCTCCTCGAGGGGAGCTTCAGGAAAGCGGGGAACAGGATCCGAGTCACCACGCAACTCATCGACGTCGCAGCGGACAGACACCTGTGGGCGCAGAACTACGACAGAAACTTGGACGACATATTCGAGGTCCAGAGCGACGTGGCGAAGCAAGTTGCGGAGGCTCTGCGAGTCCGGATACTGTCCTCAGAGAAAGAGCGCGTGGAAAAGAAGCCTACGGAGAGCACGGCCGCCTACACCCTCTACCTTAGGGGAAGGAGCCTCTGGAACAAGCGAGACCGAGAGAACCTCAAGAAGGCGATGGAATACTTCGAGCTCTCCGTGCACGAGGACCCTGGCTTCGCCCTCGGCTACGTCGGACAGGCAGACTGCGCAGTCCTGCTCCGAGGCACTTGGGACGTAGACCGAGAAGAGAACCTGGCGAAAGCCAAGGCGATGCTGGAGAAGGCCCTGCAGCTCGACCCGGCGCTGGCCGAGGCGCACGCAACCTTGGGAATGGTCTGCTATGATGAGTACGACCTCCGCAGGGCCGAGGAGGAGTTCAGGAGGGCGATCGAACTGAAGCCGAGCTACGCGACGACCCACCAGTGGTACTCCATTCTCTTGCGCTCAGAGCTGAGGTGGGACGAAGGCCTGAAGGAGATAGAGAAGGCAGTCGAGCTGGACCCCCTCTCGGGAGTAATCATCCACAACCTCGGGGGATACTACTTGACAAGGAGGGATTTCAGCAAGGCTGCCGAGAAGCTCAAGATTGCGGTCGAACTGGGGTTTGAGGGCGCTCATTATAGCCTATTCTGGGCCTACGGGATGATGAAGATGTACGACGAGATGGAGAAGGAAGCGGAGGCCGACGCAAGATTGTGTAGCGCGCGCGACATCTTTCCCCGCATTAGGACCCTTCACGATGTGTCCAGGGCATACTTCAAGGGTGATAAGGAGACCGTCAGGAGGCTCCTCCCCGAACTTGAGGCCTATCCCAAGGAGACCAGCGCGCTGGCAACCGAAATCGCTGATTTTCATTTCTTCTTGGATGACGTCGACAAGGGCTTCGAGTGGCTCGAACGGGCATACTCCAAGAGAGAAAACTATCTTTTGGGCATTCAGTTGGATCGGGATCTGGACGGGGTCCGCACTGACCCGAGGTACCTTGACCTGCTGAAGAGACTAGGATTGGACCAGACTGCACATCCGACAAGCTAGGGCGCTTAGCATATACTCAGTAAGCTTGGCCAGGCTGCCTCTTCTTTGGGACGGACGCGCTATATGACTATTTTTCTTGGGTCGAGGTGATATCTGTATCTCATGCTGTTATGGTCGACTCTTGTGATTAGGAAATCGCCGAGTCTGTGTAGCTGGGAATGATTGATCTTCGGGATTAAGTATCTCAGGTGATTGATGCTGACTCCTCTTATGCCTTCTTCTTCTTGGTAGACGTATAGGGCGGTGACTATCTCCACGCTCCTGAGATTCACGTATGGAGTCCGCTTTCTGACGTTCTCCTCAACGCTTGTCCTCCAAACGCTGTTCTTCATTAGCGAAGTAAACCTATCAACGATTACTCGTGGGGGAGGACCGATCAAATTGCCTCTTTTCAAAACTGCGCCTCCGAAGAGTGCCTTCTCTGAGTTCTGTGATTTTCCAGAACTAGTTTTATGTATGAGTTGAGGCTTCTGCCCTCTTTGTCAGCTTCTTGTCTGAGCCATTTGGCAAGATCGTTTGGGAGATAGAGGTTTAGGCGGGATGCTGACAAGCGGATCAATCCTATTGGGAGCGTTTAAAATTTAAACATTGTTAAACAGATTTAAACAGTGTTTAGCAAAATAACTTCATTTTGGGCTTCTTTATGGGGACAAACCCCAAGAATTGATTTTGCCATATTACAGTTATAGCAAAGTACTTGGAAACCGCTTGGGTATCCATTTTTCTTGAGCCAGCGATAAAAAGCCATTGAGCCTTTATTTTTCACAACTTCTTTTCTGTGTTTCAAACCGTTACCCTCAATATGGTCAATACATAAGAACGCAAGTTCACTCTCTCCGCAGCATGCGCACTTAGGCACATCTCCACCATAGGCTCTTAGCACTGAAAGCCTCAAATCTTTATGGTGGCGATTAACGCTTTCACGAAGACGCCTAAGATATTCATTCCTAGGTTGTTTAGCGACCCACTCTCTATAATACTCTGCTTCTCGCCTTTTTCTTTCGTCAATTGATAGTGGTTTTCTACCCATCTTAGAGCTCCCAATGTTTCTTTTGTTTAACTTTGTTTAAAAAGCTTCATTTGCTAGTTCCGACTCTTTTTTAACTCGTTTAAGTGTTTAGTGCGCTTTTTCAGTTGCCGCCAGCGAGTGGCATGACGGTGAAGTATTTTGGTTCATAAAAGGAGCGTGGATAAGCTATTACTGCGACGGGTTCGCAGGATAATCTATTCGCTCAGTTATGATGACCGTGTCGTCTGCGAGACCGTGAGCAGAGTTTCTCGTGAGCAGGTCCTTGGGTTTATCGATCAGGCTGTTCAGCTTAGCGATGTGCCAGATGTTGAGAAGGGTGAAGTTCTTGCTGATACTCGGGGAAGAGGCACGAGCCAGATGTACAAAGACCCGAAGAGCAGCAAATTCACTGTTGTACCTGTTGCTGGTAGGAGTCTTTCATAGTGCTGCATGATAAAAAAAAGAATTCTTTTTTTGTTCATACGCTCAAGTTCTGTAAGCTTGTACAGAGCATAGATCCTGCTGACTTTGCGAAGGCTCAAAGCTATTTAGCAAGAGATAAGGTGTCGCGGTTACTGGCTGCCGAGTGTTATGCGCTTGCGCTTGAGTTTAGAGAGAAGAAGCAAGAAAGACTTGCACTGCAGTATATGAAGTTGGCTGCTAAGCTTCTCGGCATGAGTCTACGGCCTAAGCGGCTGAGTGATCTGGAGAAGATCAAGGCTGCATTGAAAGAACTTAAGGCTGAGAAGGCTCAGGAAAATGTCGAATGATGCGTTCTGGCGTGACATTGAGAAGTTACGTCAGAAGAAGCAAGCCAAGTCTAAAGGCGCAGTTCTGCCAAAAGCCCCGAAAGAGTTCGTCGAGAAGCTATTCAATTTCAAGCCGAAAGACTATCAAGCTGCCCTCCTCGAGGACAACTCTAAACGGATTGCTGTTCGCTGGTCCAGACAAGCCGGCAAGACAACCTGCATAGCCCTCCGTGCAATATGGTTTGCTTTAACTCATCCGAAGACTTTGACGCTGATTGTGGCGCCATCACTGCGCCAGAGCATGATCATGAGTGACCGCATCGGCGACTTTCTCGGCGGGCTTTCATCAGACTATAAGTGCTATATTGAGAAGCTGCAGAGGACTACTGTACGGTTTTCAAACGGAAGCCGGATCGTCGCACTGCCCAATAGCCCACAGCTACTCAGGGGGTACACGGCAAATCAGGTTATAACGGATGAAAGCGGCTTCTTCAAAGACGACCAGCTTGTCTTCTACAGTGTCTTGTACCCGATGCTAAGCACGACAGACGGCATTCTTATCGCCTCGAGTACGCCCTGGAGCAAAGACAGCGTCTTCTATCAGATGTGCCAGAGTTCAGAGTTTACGAAGCACCTGTGCACCTGCGACGACGTTGTAAAAAGCGGCTTGGTCAAGCAGAGTTTCATGGATGAGATGCGAGCTCAGCTTCCGTTTGAGCGTTTTCAGCGGGAGTTCATGGCTGAGTTCGTTGAGGATGTTGATGCTTGGCTCACGCAGAGCCTCATCGTCAGCTGCATCGACAGCAACTTGCAGCCCTACGATTTTCAGGACCAGCCTAAAGGCGAGTTCTACATCGGTGTAGACTTTGGCAAAGAAATGGACTTCAGCGTCGTGCTTGTTATGCAGAAAGTTGGTGCCTTGGTGCAGGCTGTGCACGTGCATCGTTTTCCGCTTAGGACCGAGTATGCCAGCGTGATCGGCTACGTGAAAAGCCTCTTGGATCGTTGGCATGAGATCCGCGCTGTCTACGCTGACGTTACTGGCGTTGGAAACTACATCGTTGAAGATATGTTCCGGAGTGGCATCCAGAACGTCAACGGGATCACTTTCACTGTTCAGTCGAAGGAAGAGATGGCTACGATAATGCGGGAGAAAATGCGGAATGCCGAAGTTAAGCTCTTTTACATCCCTGCAAACAAGCGAGAAGACGTGGACCTAACAGCCGAGTTAAACATTGAGAAATACGAGCTTATGAAAACTGGCCATCTGCGATTCAGCCATCCTGAAGGCGGACACGACGACGTTTTCTGGAGCATGGCTCTAGCCGTCTACGCAGCCGTCAAAGCGCCATTGCCAGGAGCGGGCGCATTTATGCTTCCACATCATTGAGAAGCGTGCGCAAGAGTTAAATATTATATAGAAGACGTACTGCTGGCGAGGAAAAAATGCCTGGCATTGATTATGCAAAAAAGATTACGCAGTCAATTATCAAAGATTTGAAACAGGAATTGACCGAAAAACCTTTTTTTATAGTGACCGAAGCAGATCTTCAAGGATATCTGTATTTCAAACTGCTGTCGAAAAATGATCTTAGTCAACCATTCTTCTATCGTGACAAAGAGAATTTCAGGATACACCTCGAATTCCCTAGATACTACTATGAAGAGACAGACAAAATACGCAAGAAAGGAAGATACGACATAGCGATTCTGAGGAAAGAGAAATGCGACGAGCTTGTCGCAGAAGAGGAGGACTTGCTAGATAGAAGACGAGTTGAGGTGGGATTTGAACTTAAGTTGGACTGGGACTCGAGGCGTGGGAAAATCATCCAAAATTTTAGGGCAGATATTTCTGCCTTCGAAAACAAAGATAAAGATGGCAAAACGAAGATCGTAGCAGACTCTGCAGTAATCATCAATGTCAATGTAGGAGTGTGTGATGAGCGTCGTTCTTCGCAACTTGATCTATCCAGTATACAAACTGATATAACTAAAGAAATCAGCTCAAGAAAACAAGTGGTCACCGTCCCATTGTTCTATGTTTATCTCGAATCATATCGCAAACAGGGTGAGATGCCTCAGGAAATGACAATCCTGCAGACTTGAATTGAAGCGCGCGCTAGGTAGACAGCTTCAGAAGCAAAGATTTGCAGCTTCTTAACCTTCATATCCATGTCCAACGACCGTCGTATCCACAATTTGAATACTTTGGAGACTTTAGTAACTGTGACTTACGAGCAGCGTTTTCATATTCATCGGAAAAAGAAGAGGAAGAATCAGAATGGAAGAAGAAGTGTTCCTCGCTAATGGTAAGGGTGAAGTCAAAGCCTTAGGTATGAAAGTGAACTGTGCTCCTACGGACTTGCACATCTACGTTAACGGTGTTGATATTACAAAAAGTGTGGTGCTCGAGGAAGTTCGCATTGTTATCTCTCGGGAGCAACAGCCCACAGCAATAATGGTGCAGTCTCAGAAGTAGTATCAAAGTAGTATCAAAATCAGATGAGAATATGCCCTGGACGGGAAAACAAGATAAACCTGGGCTTCAAGCCCAGCGTCAGTATCCAGAGGAGATCAGCAAGCAGCAGATCGCTGAGGAGATTCCGCTTAGCTGGCGTGCTGACAGTACGTTGTGGGGCTACGTTACAAAGTATTACTTGAAGGGCTCTGGCGCAGGCTTTGTTGTTCCACCCTATGCGGCTTACTGGGAGAGAATTTGGGGCGCTACTCCTGTTGAGGATCTTCCGAAATATAAGGATCTTTACGCCTTTACGCCGTACATTAAAGCATGCATCGACGTTACTGTTAATCTCGCCATTAGTCCTGGCTTCGAGCTTGAAGGCGGAGATGAGGCCGTTCAAGAGTGGCTCATGGACTGGTGCGATGAACATAATATTCTGCAAACTTTGAGGATTGTCGCTACTGACATGCTCGTTTTTGGCGGCGGCTTCTTCGAGATCTGCGGAAAGGCAGAGAATCTTCCCCCTGAGTCATGGTGGCTTAAGCCGCTAGACCCTGTGAACATGCGCGTGAGACGTGACGCTTATGGTCAAGTTCTTGGTTACGTGCAACTTCTTACTATGCCCCCCGTAACATTCACTGCGCAGGAGATCAGTCATATTCGTTGGGGCGCAAAAAGCTGGTGGTATGAATACAACTACGGAATTAGCCTGATTAGGCCACTCCTCAAGATTCAGGCATATTTGGACCAGCTGGAGTCAGATCTTGCGGTTATCACACACTGCTATACGAAACCGATGCTGTGGATTCAAGCGGGGCGTCCGGAACAGCCCTTCGGGGATACGCAGCTTAGCCAGTTGATGCAGGCGTTCGCAAGCAGAGGTCAAGCTACAGACGTGTTCACTCGAGGCGACGTCAACGTCAAGCCTCTGACGAGCCTCACGAGAGATATTAAGGTTGACTATTGGCTCGATTATCTCTATAAGCAACGTGAAGCTGTGCTTTCGGTCCCAAAAATCTTCCTCAGCGAAGCTGAAGGGACTAATCGCGCTACTGCCGATATCGTGATGCAGGAGTTTTGTTGTCGTCTGCGCATGCTTGAGCAGCTGATCAGCGATGATGTTGAGACTGATTTGTTCGCGCAGCTTGTTGAGGCAAAGTTTGGCGAGGGCGTTGAGGTTCCACACTTAGCGTGGAAGCCCGTGTGGGAGCCCACGCTTGATCTTAAAGCCAAATACATTGGTGAGCTCGTGCAGCTAGGCATTATCTTGCCGAGTGAAGCGAGGCCGCAACTGGGATATCCGGTGCAGCCGCCAGATGAAGCGATTCAAGCCGCTAAGATGCTGCCGCCTCCAAGAGGTCCAATCAAGGGCTTGATGAGTCCTTCATCCGAAGAGACGCAAGGCATTCCCGCTGGTGACTAATTTTGAAGCGTCCGAAGCTGAAGTTTCCTAAGATTTCAATCGGTGCATTGCCATGTAAGAGCATATGCCATCATCCGCTTCATAGGTGGCATATTAGTTGCTTCTACTGTCGCATACGCAGGTTATTTTATGGTACGAGAGACGGCTTGCTGTTTCGTAAGCTAAGCGCTCAGAGGGGAGATCACTATAACAAGTACATGGGCATAGTCATGCCTCAGAGGCAGCAGACCTACGTTCTTCTCATCGATTGTGATAGGCACATGAAAGTAGTGAAGGAGATTCTGTTGAAGCGAGTTTTAGAATTGGCAGAGATGCTGGCGAACTAGTATGCCTGGGCTTGAAGAGGGCACGATGGTCTGGAGATACCGGGTTCAGGATCCAGCGAAATTCGACAAGTTCCGTGTTAAGGACATTGGCAGCGGAGGCGTTAAAATCACGGTGGGCAGAGTCAAGGGCACGAATCGCTGGGAAGTTCAGAATTACATGTTCGATAAAGACCGCTTCAAAACAAGAGAGCAAGTTCGGAGCTGGCTAAACAAGTACCTGAAGAGCCAGATTCAGTCACTTTTAAATTTCAAATCATGGGATGAATGGCGCCGTCGCGCAGTTAATGCATACATGCAAATCTCAAACGTCACTTAGCGCGCGCTTTGTCCTATTCATGACTTTCGCCTTCCACTTGTGCGTGTCTACGTAACCTGAAAAGGTGCTCTTCTTTGTTCGACCCAAATGCTTTCATGTGAGCTTCAAAATCAGATTCTGTTTCAAATTCACACGAGCAATATGGACATTTCTTCATTTCGACGCCTCAAATCAAGTTCTCTCTAGCTGAATTAAAGGCTTTGACAGCGCGCGCGAAACGACAGATGAAAACACTGGAGAGTTGGGTAAAAGTGTCCAAAAATGCGAGCTCCTGAAAATTACGTGTCTTTGAGTGAAGGATAAAGCATGCAGCTACGATATTTTGTTCCTTTCAAAGCTCAGCAGGGCGCAGATTCACAGTATGCCCTAAAGGAGAAACTGCTGAATATTGACGGTATAGCGGTAGATACGAGTGTTAACTTGAATAAGTGGCAGGTTCCTGAGGAGGATCTTGACTTTTTTGTGTCGACACTTATCGGTGCTCAGCTCAGGGTTGATCATGCTGAGAGTGCGATGGCAGTGATCGGTAAGGTTCCTGAGGGTAAACGGGTAGGTAACACGGTTGCCTTCCGGGCTGAGGTTGGAGATGAGGCTATTATCGAGAAGATCATACGGGGCTACTTGACTCACGTTAGTGTTCAGGTCGACTCGGACGATGTTGAATGCAGCAAGTGCAAACGGCCTACTCGCAAGGAAGGCATACTGATCCACCTGTGCCCAGGAGCCTGGGAGATTGTTCATAAGCCACGCGTAAGAGAACTCAGCATCGTTGCCAGCCCCGCGTACAAGAACACGAGTTTTCAACCGTTGGGCTTTGCTGCTGCAATGAATGAGGATCAGTTCGGAGCCATTCTCCGCAGTGTTCAGGGTTCACAGTTATCGGAAGATGACAAAAATGTGGGTTCTAGGCTAAAGCCGCAAGAACCTGAAAACAAAAAATTAGATGCAAAAATGGAGGTGAAGGACTTGTCTCAAGAGCAGAATGCTCAGGCAAGTTCTTCTCCGCACAATGCACAGATAATCAATCTTGGCGAGGGCGAAAAAGCTCCATCACAAGTTGACTATGGACCGTTCATGAAGCAGCTTCAAGACCTGGAGAATCAGATAAGGCAGGCAAGTGAGGGCGCTGAGGGCGATGCTGAAATAGACACGTTGAAGCAACGTTTGTCAAAGCTTGAGTCTGACGTCGCGAAAAGAGCTACCAAACGAGCACTGAGCAAAAAAATCAGCGAGCTCAGCAAGAAACTCTCTGAAGAAGGCGAAGAAGGAGACGAAGGCGGACCTCAGCCTTCAGGTCCTATCGATGTTATTTCTAAGCGTAAGGGCGAAGAGGCTGAAGAGGGCGCGGAAGCAGAGGAAGCTGAAGAGGCTGAGGCTTCGAGTAAGACTCGGAGTGTCGTTAGGGCTGCTGGTCTTGGCATTATTGCACCTGAAGAACTCAAGAATGGTGATGCGTTGAAGTCGCCGGACTACGACTGGTTCAGCAAGGACCTTCTGAAGGCGCACAGCAAGCTTGTTGGAATGAAGTAGGCTGATAGAGTATGTCTCAGACTTTTAGTACTGGACCGTTTCCGCAGTGGGAAGCTTCAGCCGCAACAGGCGCGTTGATAGCGGATCGTTTCATCAACACGTACATTGCAGGCGAAGACCTAACCGGTGGTCCTGGACTGGCTGTTTACTTGTCTGCGGCCTTCACAGTGAAGAGAGTTAACGCTGCGAACATGACAACCTTTATCGGCATCACAATGACGAAGGCTGCAAGCGGCGCAAAAGTAACAGTTCTTTCCAGAGGCTTAACAAGAGCAACTGGTTTCGGCTCAATCTCAGCAGGAGATCAACTGACAACTGGTCCAGCAAACCATGTAGGCACAGTGCAGACGGATAATAGCAGCAAGAACACGACGATTATCGGCATGGCATTGCAGGCGATTAGCAGCGGCGGCACCGGTATCATAATGCTCTGGTAGGGTGAGAGGGCATGAGTCTTTTTAGAGATGCTTTAACGTGGGTTGATACAGCGGGTGTAGCGTATCCTGCTTTGCACGCAAAGATTGTCGAGCTGACTATGCCGGCGCTCGTTGTGAAGCAACTGCTTCCTGAGGTTCCTTTAGTCGCTGGCAAGAGCTTTACCATAACTAAAGAGAAGGGCAGCCGCAGCATTGGTATATCGGAAATCACGGAGGGCGCGGAAGTCCCTCTTGACTTTACACCGCTAAGCTACGTGAACGTTATCCCATACAAGAAAGGGCAGAGAGAACGCATTTCGAGAGAAAACATCGAAGATCTCTATATCCCTGTGATCGAGCAGCAACTACGACGTCTAGCGCGTCGTATGGCTTACGCCATTGACCTTGACTGCATGACCTGCATCGCAGCTGCTGCAGCGTCTGCGGGTACGGCCACGGGTAAGTCACTCTCAGCGACCGGTACAGAGTTCACCATAACAGGGGGGTTGGGTACGAAAGATATATTGAGCGGCAAGGCTCTGATCGAAACTTACAACGCAATTCCTGATACAATAATCATGAATCCCATAAACGCCCGTGACATGTACTACTTGCCGCAATTTAGCCTCTACGGAGAGTATGGTGAAGCCATCGTAAAAGGCGGGTACATCGGCACTGTCTATAACATGCGAGTCTTCGTCACAACAGTGTGCTCAGCTGGAAGCGCCTATATCCTGAGCACTGGCCAGAACGTCTCCGGAGCATATGCTCCTCTTGGATTCTTCGTTATCAAACGCCCGCTCATGACTGATGTAATATTGCAGAAAGAGTTCGACTCGGTAGACGTCCAGCTAACGACAAGGTATTCTCCAGTCGTTATGTGCGGAGAATTTGTCTGCAAGAAAATCGGGTTGAACACAAGTTAGCCTCAACAATCAACAGTAATTTTCTTTCTCTTTCCCCCTTTCTAGGTCATTAGTTTTCGGCTAGCCCGTAATCATTCTTTGTTCTAAAGCTCACTCCCCATGCGAAGTGAGCGGAACATCTCGTGGCAATAATATAAGCCTCATGGAGGTGAACGAAGAAAGATGTCATTGGTATTCAACCTCACGAAGGGGTTACTCTACGGCATCGCTTTGGGGATACTCTTCGGACTTTCGATTTTCCTGATTGGCACGGTTGCTGCTGGCTTGGGCTTCATAACGATGTCGCCGACGCTGCTCGCAGGCTTAGTCTTCGCGAACGGCATCCTAGGCGGAGTCGCTATGGAGTACGGGAAATGGCTTAAGCTTCAGAAGAACGGCGGCTTAATCTTCGGGCTTGCAAACGGCTTTCTGTCGGGTGTTGTTCTCGGTATCTATTTCGGCTTGGCTGTCTTCTTGATGGCAGGTGCGATATACACGCTCGGATGGCTGACGCTGACGCCTGTCCAGCTTGCAGCTCTATCGTTTGCAGTCTGCATATTGATGTTCATCACGTACGAGTATAGTCAATGGCTTGACGCCCAGAATGGTAACGTTGCGAAGGCGCCTTTAGCTCCTACTGGTCCGCCTCCGACGCCATAGTTAGAAGCCCACGTAAAATATCAAAAATTCCCCTTTTTTTGGTTATCCTCTCATTTCATCCTGCTGATTGGTTGGAAAAAGCTTGACTGTACAGTACGTAGCCTATTCGGATATTCAAAGCGAGCTTAACGCTACGTTAGACGCTTCAACGGGAATTTACACAGTTTTCGGTTTGTCGGTTCTTCAGGCCGCTTTTCAGGCGCATGTTGACTATGCTAACTTGTACGTTAACTCGATTGTGGGGCAGGATCTCGGCAGTACTGATCCCAGGTATAATTGGGCTAAAATGACTGCGATAAACCTGGCTTGCCTGCGTGTTCTAGTCGCTGCGAGCGGCGGCATGCTCACGGGCGCTTTCGATTATCGACTAGGCGACTTGTACATTACGAAGGCGAACATTGGCAAGTTCGCTTTTCAAAGTGCAGTTCAGGGCTTCAGAGACTCTTTAGTCCGATCTTTGCTCAATTTCTCGACGCCTGCCATGACGATGGATATGGAAGCAGCTGGTCAAGTTCCAACTTATAAGGGTACGTTGATTAGTCCATGAGTTACGGTTATAGTGTTTCAGCTGGCTCTGCGTCATTAGATTTTAGTGTTCCCTGGCATCCTCAGGAAAAGTCGCTCTACACTGGCAATTATGTTGTGGCTAGAGTTGAAGGGCAGAAGCTTGTATTGACGAGTGAGGAACTGAAGCAGTATTTGAGAGCTGGCTATGATGTTGAAGTTTTAGGGCGTGAGCAGGGAGAGTAAATCAGTTTGGGTCTTGTGCCAGAGAGCTATTATGATTTCGTTATGCATTATGCGCCCTACTTTTACGTGGATCCTACGAGCTTGACTGCGGACGCAAGCAGCGGTCAGAAGAACGTTACAGTGGCTAACGGCGCCATGTTCCAAGCTGGCTTTCCCGTGCAGATCTATGACAGCAGCAATAGCGAATGGAATGTTGTTGGGAGCGTCAATGGCAACGTTGTCACGATGCAGAATAATCTCTCGAATAGCTACAAGGTAGCTCATGGCGGAACGGTTGAGGGACCAGATCCTAATTATGGGCAAGGCGTGATGGCTGCAGCTTTCGCAATTGACTTTCTCTATCTCGCCTACAGCTCCTCACAATTCAGCGCGGATCAAGCTGCTATTCTCTCGGAGATCAGTACACTTGCGAACTTTATTCTGTCGCAGCAGTGCACAGACAATACAAAGAGCGCTTACGGTGGCTTTGCAAGTGCTATTGGAAGTATAGAATATTGGGCTGTTGACGCATGCAGGTGTATTCCAAGCCTTCTGAGGGCTTATTCACTAACGAATAATGCAAACTATCTTAATGCTGCAGTCCTTGCCGGGAAGACTTTTCTTTATAATATGCAGCGTCTGCCAGTATTCTTTGGTGTGCATGATAAGTATTACGGCGCTTTTGCTCGGTACGTGGATATAAACGGGGACTGGAGCCCGTACATGGACGTTGAGTGTCTATATGGCTTAATCGGTTTGTCGATGCTAGCAGAAACTTACGACGTCGGGAATGCAGGAACCTACGATAGCATAATGAGCGGTCTTGTGGGCTTCTTAAGGTCCGGTTTTGAGCAGCTCTACATGGACTTTTATCCCCTGCCAACGGGTGATGGGAATTGGCATCGACTAGGCTCGCCTGAGACGCAGGTTTATGATGATCCTATCGCCTTCGCTATGCTGGGGCTTTATACTTACGAAGGGATGAGTTCAAGCTGCTCCAAAGTTTACGATCTGATTCAGAATATCATGGCTTCAGCAGAGTATCCAGCTTACAATCCGTACATCTGCTGGCCAGGCTACATCGACGTTATCGTTCGCTTTCCAGCATGCAGCTACTATGATGACGTGTCGATCGGCATCTTGGGGCAGATTCGAAAAGTCTATGATAAACCGTCATACTCACTGGAGAATCAGATACTCAGCAGTTATCCAACACAGTTTCTCTATTGGGACCCTGAATTCACGGATTATAATCCAATAACCGTCCAGAAGGCTATGGCAAACGTCTGCTGGCTCGGAGAGTTCTTCTTCAATTATGTTGAGCCACAAACGGACTTCACGAAGCTGCTAGGGCTTAACGGTGATGACTTAACTCTCTATCCGATAATAGCAGCTGCTGACGAAGTCTCCTGGGCGCAGCCGATTAGCCTAATGGGCATGGTAACTATTGGTGCAACAACAGAATTAATCCTTGAGCCTGGCTACATAACGCAGGAGCATATCACAGTTTTCACGTTCTTACCCGTGCGTGTGCACGACAAGATCCGCTATAGCGGGGTAGATTATGAAGTTATCACAGTCAGCGATTATGATCTGAACGGTTCACCACAGTTTTACAAGAGTGCTTGTAGGAAGTTGATTACTCAATGAGCGCTTGCGAAGATCCAGTTACAACAGTTATTCGGATTCTCAGTGATAAGATTGAAGTTATCAAAGACGACGGCTCGATCGCTAAAATCTACGTCAGCAAAGAATGGTACGACCGTGAACTTTTCAAGAATTACGATGCTCAGATAAGCATCGGCTTAGCCCAAAGCCAAGATCAAATGCTGGAGATATCCGGAAACATACGGAGACGCCTCGGAAGACTCAGAGTTAACATCTGGGCAAGTGATAAAACCGGTTCTTCAGACACTGGTCGAGAGATCAGGGAGAAAACAGTCGAGCAGGTTAACACCGTCGTTCACCAAAATATGAAAGTCCCGAACATTGCTCTCTACAATTTCTTAGGTGAAGGCGCCCCTGGAAGCCCGCATAAAGCCTATTCTGCGGCTGCTGCATCTGAGCTGCTTCCGAGCAGCACATCTTGGGCCGAGATCACGTCAGCTCAGTATGAAGATATCTGGTATGCAGACGGCGAAGACTATGGTTTCAGCACGTCTGTAAATGGCGACTACGCAATGGACCTCTTCTGCTTCCAGCTTGACACTGAAGCAGATATGCTACAGCAGATCGTCTTAACATTTCTCGGTTACGGCTCTGCCCCGGCTGGTTACGGATGCACGATCAAAGTTTGGAATGTCGTAGATAACGCTTGGGAAAGTGCCTCAACAGGATCTGGAAGCGCTAACCAGTATGTCACTATCACGTTAACTTCGAACCTAACAAATTATGTCGACTCTAACGGCCGCATCTGGCTTCTGGTCCGGACAACAAACACGAGCAATGGCTCGATTCCAGCAGTGCTCTACTGCGATTATGTGAGCTGCACAGTTACGATTAACGGCATAACATACCTTAACGTGATGAGCTACCGTGATATTGATAGGGTTGACGTGAAACCCTTCATCTTCAGAACCGAGTTTTTGCTCACATCATGGTTCTTCGAGAACATCGGAGGAACATTCTAAAAAGGTGAAGAAAACACATGAGCTTTGAAACATACGGTGCGCAAGCGTGTAAAGTCTACTTCGTCACAGAATCCACATACGGTGTCTGCCCAACAAGTCCATCGCTGCTCGGCATAAACACTGAAGGTCCAGAGCCTAAAATTGATCCCTCGCTAATCGAAGTGTTAGGAATAGGATCCAGAGATCTCCAAGCCCTATACAGAGGTCTGCAAAAGGTTCAGTTGAAGGTCCCAGGAATACTCAGCCCAACGGCGCCAACAAGCTTGCTGCAGTACGCTGGTCAAATCCCACTATCAAGCTTGAGTGTCCTCGTCGCTTACTATCAAGGCCAGTGGGCAAGCCCGTCAAGTGTAATTGCTCATATGCATAGCGGCTGCAAATTGAACAAGGCAACAGTCTCAGCTAAAGTCGATGATATCGTAAAAGCAGACTTCGAATTCATGGGACAAAGCATCTCACGGTCAACAAGCTTGCCATCTGGAGCAACTTATGGCGACTACCCGAACGGAATCCCATTCTACAACGTTCCTGTACAACAGGGTGCCGCTACAGGCGGAAGCTACTCAACACTCACAGACGTTCAAGAATGGAAATTCGAGATCGACAACAACCTGAAACCCGTAGGCGTGATTTCCAGCGCCGGAACAGCTTACATGCTGAAGTACCTCGTCGAAAGGAACAGAAAGCTAACCGGAGAATTAACACTCGAGTTTGAATCCGACTGGGCTCTCCAGAATATACTGAATGATCAGCTTTTCAGCTTAAACTTCAATCTCCCCAGCAGCCACGCTGTCTTATTCACGAATTGCAAGTGGGCTGACTGGGACCCGAAAGTAAAAATCAAGGACCTCGTCGACGTAGACTTGAAGTTCACGGCTGGAACCGTAGCCATAACTTAACCGCTGCTATTCTTTGGTCTTTGCAGAAGGCTTACGCATCGAACCCAGGTACACTCCTATGAAACCAAACACCAGCGCATAAACAGCATATATAGATGCCTCCATCGTCAGTAATGCGTTTTCATACCAGAACCACTGAGCGTTTGACCAAGAACTGGTGGCAGTTTTGCCGTACATATTAGTTAGAGTTTCATCAGCCCAAGCATTATAATGCCCGATAGGTGCACTTGAAACCGCAACAAAGATCATTATCGCAACCGCAAACAAAACAACCACTTTGCCAGTCGAAACCCATCTGGATTCTTCTCGTAACTTGCCAGCGAAGACATAACCAACGACCAAGCCTGAGATAAGAATAGACAGCATGAAAGCGACATCACCTCCAGAAGATGCACTTGCTGGAATCAGCACAAAATTCAAGAGTGTGTCAATAAACCAAGCAACCAACAACAGAGAAGCCACGGCAATAATGATATCTCCAAACTTCAACCCATCACCTCCATCAAGATAAAACAGTCAGATGTGTTCTCTATTCAGCTATAACTTTTGCGCCACGTGCATTTATTGGAAATCTTATGATAGTCATGGAGATGATTAATCGTGCAGACAGATACTGTAAGTGTAGATGAGCGTTTTGGCAAAGAGTATGCTGGCGAATACGTCTTCCAAGAGATAACGCGAATCAAGAGACTACGGATAATCAAAAAGTACACGAAATACAGTGCACAAACTGGCTCAGTAGTGGATTCTGATATTGCAGCGATCGACGCTGAAACAATCTGGGCGAGCTTGAAAGAGCAGCCGGAGAATAAGCCGATCACTCTTGAGAGGCTTCTAAGCGAGGGTGAAGATGGTCTGCCGAACCGGTTGACGTCGCTTTTCGCCAAGACTGTCAACGAGCTAAACGGCATATCCCCTGAAGAAATAAAAAAATCTTAAGGGCAATGAGACGGGGAATCCCGAACCCTGACGTTACAGATTTCAGGCTCTGCAAAGAATTCGGCTTCGATGTAGACCGTCAGCCCAACAAACGCATCGAAAAGTTCCTTGTCATCCTCAACGAGAGCGACAGACAAGCACAAGAAGAAATCGAGAAAGCTAAGCGAGAGTCTAAACGTTGAGCGTTCAAGTAACAGTAGATGTAACGGGCATCGACGAATTCCAGGAGAAAATGCTTCGGCTTGACGAGGAATTCCGCGATGAAGTTCAAGATGCACTTATTCGCACTGCAGAAGCTGTAAGCATTCGCGCCCAGGAACTTGCGCCTGTCCGCACTGGTCGCCTTATCAGCAACATTTTCGTTGTCGTCATATCTTTGTGGCTTGTGCGAGTTATCTGCAGAGTGCCGTATGCAATCTTTCAGGAACTGGGCACACGGTATATTGCGCCCAGATATTTCATGACACGTGCCCTGGCTGAGTATGCACCTCAGTTCATGGCAATTGTTGGAGCTGCTTTGGCAGAAGCTGCTGCTGAAGTGAGCGAGTAAAAGTATCCAAATTTTGGAGACTTTCCCATGAGTTTGGCTGAGCTTGGCGTAACGATACGGGCTATTAATGAGGTGAGTCCGGAGTTCCAGCAGATCAGCAGCGACGCTGTAGCAATGGCTTCTGAAGTTTCTGGATCGCCGCTGGTCTTAAGTCTTGATAATCAAGCGTCGCCTGGAATAGCTCAAGTTGCAGAAGACGCTGCGAACGTGAAAGCTCAAGTTGAAGGCTCACCCGTAACATTGCCTTTTGCACCGATCACTATTCCGCCCCTGCCACCAGTTGACACGACGTCTGCTCAAGCGAGCCTTAACGAAGTTAGAGTTGCTGCCACTGCGATGGGTTCCCAAGTTGAAGGTGCTATAGAGCCTATCCCTGCGAGTCTCGATAATGTTGAGCTGGCTGCTGCTGGTATGGGGTCTGAAGTTGAGGCTGCATCTTCAGAAGCTGTTCCCGCAATGGCTGATGTTAGTGCGGCTGCTACGGATATGGCTTCTAAGATTGAGGCTGCTTCTTCGAGTTTTGATGATATGTCTGCACATGCAGATGCTACAATGGTGAGTTTGCGCACTGTCTCCAGCGGCATCAGAAGCTTTGGCATGATGGGCACTGAATTGACAACTTTAGCTGGGGATTTCGGGCTCGTTGACAAGGGCACAGAAAAGTACCTTCGCACGATTATGACTATGATAACGGTCGCGAGTACTGCTGCTCGCATGTACAGCTTTCTGCAGCTTATGACAACTGGAGAAACAGCAGCAGTTGCAGTTGAGGGTACGACTGAAGAAGCTACGACAGGCGCTTTGAGCGCAGGTACCATTGCACATAACATTTATGGAGCTGCGTGCAATTTTGCTGCTTCATGCGAGGACGCGCTTAATGTTTCTCATGCGACCTTCTTGGCTCTCACGGGCGTTGGAATAGGCGTTATAATCGCAGCGGCTGCTGCAGTTGCTCTTTTTGCTTCAAGTATGAATCATGCTGCGAGTAGCGTACAGAATTACAATGCTGCTGCGAATCAGTCTTCTGCTGCTAGCTCGAATATAGTGAGGGCTCAGTCACAGGCTATGAGCAGAGCGGGTGTTGAGAGCTAATTGTCAGGAACTGTTGGCCTTCCCACTGCTGCTATCATCTTTGGGAGCGTAACGCCGCCACAGGGCGACGTCGTAACTTGCAAGATTAATCTGGGCTGCACGAAGCAGGTTAGCAGCTTCGAGGTCCTCCTTCAGAATTGGAATGGAAAGTACAGTCCTAACGGCTCTTATCCGATTACCGTGGGGATGACTGGAAGCATAAGCCTCGGCAGAGGCGCAACGTGTCCCCTAGTCATAACTCTTCGTGTTGAAGTCGTTCAGTATGAAGAGACTGCTGTTCAGTATTATGTTCGTGTCAGTGGTCGATGCTGGGGCGAAAAACTCTTCCGCATGGTTGTAACGAAAGATTACATCAACCAGAAGGGAGAGGCAATAGTTCAAGATCTCGTTGCGAACTACGCAGGCCTCAACTACAGCAGAACAGTACTCTTGACGCAGAACGCAGCTTACGGGCAGCCGTACGTTTACATCGCACCAGGCGATACAGCAAAATTTAGCATAGATCAAACTGTTACCCTCGCCGACTCGCAGAATAGCGAGAGTAACACGATCAACGCTATTGGCATCAACATCTATAATCAAGGCTGGCTGCGCATGAACAATCCCCTGGCGCATACGTACACTGTTGCTAATGGGGCAAACGTTAACTATCAAACTATTATGGCCACAAGCGACACTTTCGACTTCCTCGAGTACAAGAACAGCCCAGTTTGGGATGTCCTCACCTATCTGGCAGGAGCATGCGACCTTAACGGCGCCATAGGCTTCGACTTTCGCGTTGCTCCTGACGGCGTGTTCGAATGGTTTCCGATCGGTTCGAAAGCGTCTCCCCTTGGCAGCCTTTCAGGAGTCATTGAAAGCTGCCCAGACTATACACATGCAGCTAAGAAGGATATCAGCCGAGTACGGAATCTAATCACTGTTTATGGTTCAAACGGCGATATGAACCCTACGAATGGCGATGCTTGCGAAAGCTTAACCGGATGGACTGACGTTACGCCAGGATCGCTCTATCTCGACAGCAGCATGCCGAAAGTTGGCAGTTACGACGTCTGGTGTTACGCTAACCCGACAAGTGGCGACTCAGACTTTTACTATAGCCTGGCTGCTTCAGCTATCATCGAAGACGGAGAGGATCTAGTTTTCTGGGGGCGCAGTTACGCTGCGCAGTGGAATACTCAGCAGATTCGAATAAAAGCGCCAGATGCGAGTAACTACTTTCTTTATAGCTTACCAGGCTCAGGCTTATCCTCGACTTCTTGGACGCTCTACACGCTTCCCTGTGGCGAAAGTCAAGAGTATGATGCGAACAATAATCCGAGTGGAATATGGACAAAAGTTGGATCACCAAGCTGGCTAAACGTGACAGCAGTTGAATTCTACTTCATAGGACCGACAGGTGTAAGTATCGCAGTCTGCGTCGACGGCTTACACTTCGACTCAGTCCCGTATCAAGCTACTGAGCAGGATGCGAATAGCCAGAGCGCTTGGGGAGTCCGTCAGCTAACGGAGACTGATGAATCATTATCAAGCGATGCTGCATGCGACATGCGAGCCAAGGCCTTGCTGAATTACTATAGTTCTCCAGACGTCTACATCAAACTGGCAAGCACAGTCATCGATTACGGCTGGACACCGCTATTACCTGGAGATATGATTAACGTCGTCTTGCCGAACGAGAATGTAAACGCCAGCTATCGCATCGACACTGTCGAATACTACGTTGATAATAGCAGTGGCGGCGAAGCAATGGCGCTTCAGATAACTGTAGAGTTAGGAGTAGTTCCGCCCCAGCTTGCAGATTATCTCTATGGAATCCGGACAAGAGGCGTAAAACCTGAGAAGCTTTCTCGCATAAAAGTTGGAAAACAACGAGTCACAAAGTGACACTTGAATGTCTGGCCAAATAACAGATTCGCTGGGACAGAAGCTTCTACAGATTCTTAACCAGCTAACTTCTGCTGGCAGTGCTGTCTTGTATCTTCCGGTGCGTTTGACTGACGGCTCGAACTTTTATGCTGCAACGGGCGGAGGCGGCGGTTCATCTGTTGTTCAGATTAAAAGCAGCAGCGGCTCAGGATTTCTACTTATAGATAGCACGGGAAAAATTGGCATAAACAATTTTCCCTCTAATTATCCTGACTCATCCGCGGACTCTACACTTTCTTCGATACTGACAGCACTTTCAAGCGTGGGAGTTACGTCTCTTCCCTCAAATTATCAGTCCTATATTCGCTGGGGCATACCTCGAGAGCCAGCATGGGTTGACGGTTCAGAAACAACAGCGCCAGCAGCGGGCACGGCTCTTGTGAGCAAAACTGTTTCATCGGGCAAGACGGGAAGGGTCTTTGGCGTGCACATCGCGGCTCCAGAAGCTAATAGGTTCCAACTGCAAAGCGGGGGAAGCGTGATTAAAGATTTCACCGTTGGCATAGAAGGGGTCATTCACATTGTCTTGCCGCTGCCACTGCTCAATAACGTTGCTGCAGGCACAGCCATAACGATAAACAACGTTACTGCAGGCGCAAGCGGCGCAGTCTATCAGGCTTCGCTCCTGTATGATGAGGCTTAGTTTGAGGGGAACGTAATGGCTAAGTCAAAGAGGCTGGAGCGACGGAGAAAGACTGCGGCTGATGATCCTTCTTCGACTAATAACCCATCCTCAACAAGCGTTCAAAAAGCAGGCTGGGCTAACCCAACGTACGCTTACGCTTTAGATCAGAAATACGCGACGACGAGCACCGCAGCAGCACAGCAGAATTATGGCGGCTACGGGTTTAACATACCTTCAGGTTCAACGATAAACCAGCTCATCATCAAAACAGAAGCCTATTCCAACAGTCCGTCAAGCGACATTCTTTACGTTTGGGTTTACGACGGCTCAGTTTGGCACCAGAACACTACACCATTGGCTTTGACAACGTCTGAGCAAGAGTTTGATTGGGACATCACCAACCTGATCCAGTGGACTCCTGCCGCAGTGAATAGTATACAGACAAGGATCGATTATGAGAACGCTGGAGGATGCTTTCCGCCTGCTGTGGAATGTCTTTGCTTCAGTAAGACGCAAGAGGAGCTTGAGGCGCTTGCTGGCATGCCCGCTGATTGGACAGACAGGAGCGACTTTTGGAATGCGGTTTTTGCCAAGACGAAAGAATCGGGCGGAGACCTGTTCAAGCTTGTAAGAGTTGATCAATTAACCGAGCAGGATACTCTGGTATTCCTGCATGCTCTGGATCCTGAATCGGGTTTGCCCATTGATCGTCCTGAGATCGACCATAAAAAGTGCGAGAAGCGAATAAGCCTGAAAATCTTCCCCGAGCATCCAAAAGCGGTCGTGAAGCATACCGGAGCTTTCAATCTGATACATGCGTACTTCCCTATTCCGGCGCACCTTCTTCGAATCTATGCTCAGCATGAAATATTCAGAAGGCTCCTGAACGTTCCAGATCCTATTCCGCCCGAAGGGGTTCTGGCTGATATTTGCATCACAGATAATCATCACGTTTGGGTTCGGAACAGAGGAGTAATCACTGCCGGCGAGTTGCAAGTTGGCGAATTGGTCGGCGAGATCGTCTGGGACAACGGCTTCTGGTACACTGTTCCCTTGCCGATTGTAAGGATTGATGTTGAACCGTGGACAGGCAGCGTTTATGATGTTCAGTTCCCGCACACGCACCACATATTGACGAGGTATCTGATTGGGCACCTTTCAAAAAAATAAGAAGCACAAGACCGTCTACGTGGACTGGATAGGCATCTACGCAAGCTGGACCCCACCAGCAGTAACCGCTCGGGAGCCTTTCAGCCTCAAGATTGGAGGCATAACAATTTTTACTGCATAGTTTTCGGAGTGATCTTTGTTTGAGTGAAATGTACCAGGACGTGATCGTTGCTAACCCGAAGGACGTGAAGAAGCGGATCAAGCTTCGCTTTCTGGTTGACACGGGCTGCAGCGGCTGTGCCATCCCGGAGAGTCTTGCGAAACGTTTGCGACTGAAAGCCATCGGTGAAGGGGACGTTCAGCTTGCGGACGGCTCGATCATTAAGACGAAAGTGGCTTATCTTTACATGTGCATCGGCGGCGAGCACGTGTTCACGCTCGTCACATTCAACGGGTGCCATCAGCCGCTTCTGGGCTTCGATATCATGGCCATGCTTAGGCTACAGCTTGACCCTCATAACAAGCAAGTGTTGAAGCCTATTAGGCGGTTCAAGCTGCTCAACTTTGTCCTGCGTAAGGGCTGGATAGGTAGAAACCATGAGCGGGTGGGTTAGAAAAGCCTTAACCAGAAAGCTAATCCGCACGAGTCCACGTGGAAAAGAGCAGATAATAGTCGTTGAACCGAATGAAAAGCTCGTTCTCCTCGTCAAATTTGCTCTCGGCATAACTCTATGCTTAACCGGACTCGAAGTTGCCAGCATAATCGTCTTGCACTCTTGGAACAGCGAAGTTTTCGCAACGATAACCGGCTTAATAGGCACCGTTTCAGGAGTGCTCATCGGGTCAAATACATGA